AATCATCTTTGCGACGTCTACAAGAAGAAAACAACCTATCAGACTACCCAACCATTGGCTACACCTAAACGCGCGCTAGAATGGCCCTTATTTTGCGAAATTAGTGGCATCGGAGATCTACACTATGGAGTTAAGTTCGAAAATATACAGCAATCGGCTGGTAAAGTGGATTACTTACTCAAGTTTGCTGCTAAACCTTACGGCATTATATTTATGCAAGGCGAACCAGGAACTGGGAAAACCTTCGCGTCCATGGCCGTATGTGAGTTATTTACACGTAAGAACACCTCGTGCATTTTCACAACCCAAAAGCAAATGCTTAACAACTGGCTAGACACATTCAAGTCAGACAGAGTGAGTAACTACATCGAGAGGGTTTCAAATTGTAACCTACTCGTTTTAGATGACTTTGGTGTAGGAGATGTATCTCCTGGATTCATGAGTTTCTTTATGGATTTGATCAACACTCGTATGCAATGGAGTGATAGAGGAACCATCATCACTACCAATCTGGATGCAAAAACTTTCGCGGTGTTCTGTGGCGAAGCTTTATCGGACCGCATAAACACAGGACAGCAATTCGTATTCAAAGGAAAAACTAGAAGGACGCAAACAGTTTTATGACGAGTATTTATGCGAAAGAAGTGTGGTTTTTGCTTAGAGAATCCAGGACGATGGGACATTAAAACACAGGATTATACTGCTGATTGTTGGCCATGCGTAGAAATGCAGAAGAATCCAAAGAAGGTAGTAGTTGATGAAACTCCTATTGATGATGACCCATGTGAAATCTGCCTAACTCGTCCTAAGAAGTGGTTAAATTCCACTAAAAAAGCTTTACTTTGCCGAGTCTGTGATAAGCAGATGAAGCTAGAGAAAAAGAGTATAAAGGCTGAGAGAGCTAAATCTCTTTCTGTTGCAGAAACAAAGCAATGTAAGACTTGTAAGAATGACTTTCAATTCAGCGCTAAGAATGAAACAGAATGTCATGTCTGCAAGATTGGAAGGTCAGTAAGGGTGTCTAATGAGAAATGGCTAAATAGAAAGCCAAAAGAGAAGAAAAGAAGGGACAGTAATGCAGTTGCATATTCCTTCTTTAGGAAGAAATATAGCGTTCCTAACAATGTGTTTAGGGGCTAAACAAATATCAAATCAACAAGGTAAAATATGTCAAATATCAAATTTGTAAGTCATGAATCATTCCCAGAAGATCAATATACTAAAGAATTAGTTTATTTATGTTTGGATGATAAATACAGAGTCGCTTATGTAAGAAAACAAGCGCGTAATGGTGGAATGTTTTGGGGTGTTGTAAGTGCAGCAGTCACAAAGCAGGGAGCTAAAACTTATTACGAAGCTTTTATGCAGGACAGCTCATTCCTTGATAAGGATATCAAAGACTTTCTAGAGAAACGTAAATGGGAAAGCAAGAATAAGAACGATGACCTTCCCTTCTAGGAGACATTATGCTTAAAGAACACGCAATTACTTATCGCGAACGCATTACAATTACTGATCTAGACTACATGGTTAAGAAAGCCAATAGACTAGGTAAGAGTGGACGAGATGTGATTCGCGTGTATCAAGAAGAAGATGATGAAGGGGTACATGTCTACTTCGAAGTTAATGGTATGCATAGGGAAAATGGTAACAATCATGAATGAACATGATAAAGCAAAGCATATGGAAAGGTTTGAAAAGAACGTCCAATGGCTTAAGAAAAACGTAGCACCAGATGATATCTATGAGTTTGCTGAACAAGCTCTCATGGCTGCTGATTATTTCATTGGTGAACTATCTAGCTGGGTTGATCTAGTAGAAGAAGGGGAAAAGGATAGGGTTTTAGGTCTTTGGCTTAAGAATGTCATTGGAATGAGAGTAATAAGGGATAGAAATATGCAGGGTGTAATCGATACTTCAATGAAAACTAAGGATGAATTGTGAAGATCGTCATCCCAGGAGTCCCAGTTCCCCAAGCCAGAATGAAACACTCTAATGCTAGAGGATTTGTCACTACATACGATCCTAAGGCTAAAGAGAAGAAAGAGATCAGACACTTTCTTCAATGTAAAGCTGCTTTACATAAGTTTTCTTATCCTCGAATGACATTTCTTTTTCATATGCCTATTCCGAAGAGCATATGCAAGAGAGATATAGAAATCTATCAATCTGGAACTCTTAAACATGATAAGAAACCAGACGTTGATAACTTAATCAAACTTTACTTAGATTGTCTGGATGGTATCATTATTCAGGGAGATCAAAAGGTCTCACTTGGGCCTTGTCTTAAGGTCTACCATCCAGAGCCAAAAACTATTATATGGATTACAGAGACTAACCAAATGCTTGCGCCTTGGGAGTTAGACATTGCATTTCTTGACGTTGCAGAATCCGATATACCGACATTTTCTGAAAAGGCTTTCCCTTCCGATTCTTATAGCCTTTGGAGTCAAGTGCGTCAGCTATCTCCTGGTAACTCATTCCTTGCTTATGCCAATCTATCATCAAAGACAAGCCGCGTTGTTCCGTTTCATCGGGGATGAGTAAGTAAGGCTTCCCATACGAGTGCGTATTCTCTTTATGCAACTGTAATCTTGTCTCATCTGTCTTATATCCATACCAAACTGTCCCAACTTTCTCCATGTTAGCTTGCTTTCTCTTAAGACCAGACTTGGTCCTTACTCTGATGTTATTTCTCTCTGTTTCACCCAAGAATGCATAGATATGGATGTTTGCATTATCAATATGGGGTTCATAGAGAGAAACTACGTTGATACCTTTCTTTATTAGTTTACTTCTGTAGATGTAAACCAACTCTTCTCCATCCCTAGCCAATCGGTCTAGCTTGTAAATAACGAGAGTGTCACCTTTCTTCACAGAATCCAACATTTCTTTAAGCTTTACACGTTCGTCCATGGGGATTCTGCTGGATGTTTCTGGCTCATCAAATTGGATAATCTCATCACCTTCTTGCTTAATCTTCTCTACGTACTCCAAGCATTCTTTAATCTGATTGTCTACCGTTTGAAGCTTAGTAGACACTCTACTAAACACTATGTATCGCATTTCTCCTCCTTCGGCTTTCTTAACATCGCTCTAGCTCGCGTAAGCTCTTTCTTCTTTAGTCTTTCTATTACTGGTTCAGCCTTGAAATTCTCAGGTAATAGGTCTAGGTTTACGTCAATTTGCTTCTCGACAAGAGCTAATGCGTCTTGTAACATTCCAATGATATGAGATGCTCTTTCATTCATATCTTCTGGCATAATGCCAGCCTTTATCGACTTGATTTGTAAAATGATTAAAGTCTTTAAAGATAAACGGCTGCTACCCAAGAAAACAACCAACTCTTCAAGACTCTTCAAGCTTTTTTCGTCTACATATGTATGATCCACTTGTATCCCTCAATTGTTTAATCTCTTTGATATAAAGACGAGATGGAACAGTCTTGCCATTCTCCCATCTATTTACAGTCACTACAGTAGTTCCGAGCAACTGAGCGAACTTTTCTTGTGATACACACAATTTCTTTCTTATGTCTAAAATCTCTTCCGGTGTCATTTTCCCTCACTTAATCGTTTAAATAACTCTGATGCTCTAGTCCTCCTGAATTGATCATCTATCACCGGAGGCTCTCCATTTAAGTCATATAATAAGAAAAGTTCTTTTAATGACCATTCTATAGTGCATACACTTCCAGGGTCTTGCGTTATACATAAGATCTTGTCTTCATCTTCAGGATCTATAGCATAAATATAGCAATGCCAAAAACATTCTTCTAAAGAAAGTTTTACTTCAGCATAACAATTCATAGATTCAGCTTTAGAACCCCAATTCAGCATCAGAGATTCTTTAACCTTCTCACTTAACATGTCTAGATTCCTCGATTTTGCAGAGTCTATTGTGAAAGTCTTTAACTTCTTCTTGTATAGCTCTGACAATCTGAGTAGTCTCTTTTCGATTCTCCTCTAACTTCCTATCTAGATGTAGGAAATCAGTTCGGGCTTGTCTAGTAGACCACATGAACAAAGCCATGTTTCCACCTAAAATCGTTAATACTTGTGTCCAATCCATATTAAACTCCCATGTGTTTACTTACGTGATTCTTGATACCTTCATTCATCGCTTCATGCAAAACTCTATACGCTTCTTTGTGACTAGGGGCTATATCGTATAACGCCTTAGTCATAAACATCAGTATATGCTTAAACACCGCTTCAAACTCAACAACATCCATGTGTGCTTCGAGTACAGTAATCAAATCTTCTTCAAGATCACCTATCTTTTCTTGAGTCAAATCTTTTATTGTTATATGGTGAGGAGTGTCCAGTTTTTTCATTAGATTCCTTTGTTTAGGTTGGTGGTGGGTCGCATGCCCACCATTTTTATTTAGCAACATGTAAGCTTTACTTACTACTTCATCTTGTTATATCTCACTATATCACTCTTTAATGATTTATGTCAACAGAAAGAAGCTTTGCACCTTTGTCTATAGGCTCTACTCGTAAGATTAAAATAATAACTTGACATGAAAATAGGGTCTGAAACATGATTCGATATAATCAGTCTTGAACATAGCCACCTGCCGGCTCTGAGGCAGATGTGCACTTAGTAACTATGCAACATGTAAACAAAGTAAAGAGTTAATATGGCAGGCTTCCCATCAAAAGCTAAAGGTAATAGAAAAGGTGATGTAGCCAAACAACCTCATCCGGGTATAGCACTTGATAAAAATGTGATTAGAGAGCTGATCATTAAGCATGGTGGTAACTTAAGTAGGGTTGCTGATGCTATGGGTAGTACTAGACATACGATACGTAGACATTGTGATAATGATAAGGAGTTAGGGGAGTGTCTATCTAATGCTAGAGAGAGACAGATTGATGAGTTAGAAGAGAGTGTTTGGGATAGAGCTAAGAAGTCTAATGATACAACACTCCAACTCTTCTTGCTTAAGACGCAAGCAAAGCATAGAGGTTATGACCAGGACGAAGCTAAGAATGCAGCTAAGGACATAGCAACAGCAGCGTTTGACTTCATCGTGAGTAAGCAGAAGAAGTCTGAGGCATAGCCTAGAGGTGTTCACCTCAAATCTACATGATACATAAACAAGCTTTACTTCAGTAACAACATGGACGTGTGGTTACGATCAAGGGTCCCATCCAGCTAGGAAAGCTAGAAAGATGAGGGGGTACAGGACCCTAAGTAGTACCGGTACTATCATTATATCTATCTCATGACCTCTCTCATTCAGACTTCACTTTCTCAACTAAAATAACTCTTTACACTATATCTACAGCCCAAATACACATACTCTTTCCTTGAATAAATAACTCAAGAAATGTTATACACAAGTCATAGGGAATGTAATTCTCAGGCATTGTCATGTCAAAAAAAAATCTCTCCAGAAACATTACGTTTTAAAATAATTCCTTGATATGTAAAAGAAGACTTTACATTGGGGGAGTTATGTGTGGTCCATACTGGAGTCAGTGGGATAGTGGAGATCTAGATAGTTGGTTAGGGAAAGATTATCCAGGACATGATGATCCGGAGGATATTGATGTTGAGGAAACTGACGGTGATAGTTGTTCTTGTGGATACTATTGTATGGATTGTCTGGGGATGTCTTGGTCTGACTTCATGTAAAAAAATCTCCCCAGAAAAATTCGAGATAAGTATTGTAACTAAAAAAAGGATTTACTATGTATACAGACTTTGGCTTGGGTTTGATAGTGGGATGGATATCTGGGTTGGTGTTCATGTCTTATGCGGTTAAGTATTATAGAAGGACTAGGGATGATTGAGGACATGTTTAAGACTACGAGGTGGATCTTCTTGATAGGTGCACTAATCATAGCTCTATGGTGGTTTAACGCCGAGTATGAGGCTGTAAGAAGGTATTATCCAGGGTTGACGAAGTGGGAGTATTTCATACTACAGAATAAGATACGGATAGTGCCAGATGACAAGTAGAGATATGAGAGAGATACACATGTTGGAGATGGAGTTGTGTGGGCGTAGAATGCGTATGATAGAAGATAATCTTATAAGAGAAATGTTGGAACAGGGTGATGATATGAGCAAGGAAAAGTGTGTATGGGGAGTTAGGGTTAGTGAGACGATATCCTACAAAGACTTGATAGTAGTAGCTAATTCTGCTGAGGTGATAGAGGGAGCTTTAGTGTTTAAGGATGTTAAAGGATCTGTCCTATTCTGTGTCGCAAGTGGAGATTGGTATGTCTATTATGTTTCTAATGACAAGGGAAAGCCTGACTGTGTGAAGGTGTGGGCTATGGTAGAAAGGGATAGGGATTATGAGTAGAAAAATGGAAGATAAAGAATGGCCTACTTCAGAAGAGATACTCACTGCTATTAGTCAGGGGGTAGAGAGTGCTATATGGAGGATAGCTAACAATGCTACCGACTCTCCCTGTGGTGATTTTTATCATCATATAAAGCTTGGGGTTAAAGAAGGGTTTGAGAAGGTTGGTTGTAGTTGTCCGGAAAACCCAGACAAGTGAGTTGTACGATAAAATCGTACAGTTGTAAAACTGCTTTACATTTGTCTTTTCAAAAAAAACTTTGACAAGTAAGATGAAGAAAAACTTAAGAGTGCACCATGGAATACAGTTGGACAATTAGATACAAAGACTTTTTGGAATATAAGAGGCATATGAAAGATAAAGCTCATACAGACTTGATTAGGAAATACATTCGTGAGATGGCTATCGCAGAGAGAGCATATTACGAAGGATTCAAACCAGCAAAGGAGAGAGTGATGTTCAAAGAAGAGATAGAAGATGTAGAGAAGGTTTATGGAAGTGTGATTGCTAGTACAAATAACTCGATAAAGGAAATTCTTCCCTCACTGCTTCATTACATGGAAGAGTTTGTTAATCTCCATGGGAAGAAAGATGTTATGGAAGAGAAGTTAGCAGTTCTCAAAGCTAAACTTGGGAAGGGTGACAAAGAAGAATCGGAGGATGAATAATGTATTTAATTCTATTCCCTCATCAAGGTATTTCTTCTTCACACACCAATACATTTGAAGCTATCTACACTAAAGATATGCATCGTGTTTCTGAAGCATTGAAACTTCCAAACATTAAAGTTTTCAAACTAGATAGTCTTGTAGAGATCAAAGAGATTGAAGTTACATATCAAGAAATTCCTAAGGAGATGAAAGATGAGTGAAGAAGTAAAACAAGAAGAAGTACCAGCTCAAAAACCCAAGCAGTTCCTGCTAATGGCAGATGAGTTATCTATGGCATTGTTGTCTAAGCTAATTCCTAGCCTTCAGTTTTGCCAGGTAGAAGGAATGGTTATTCCAGACAATGCTAACTATCAAGTATTAGCTAATCCGATTCCAAAGCCTCCAGTGGAGTAATATGCGTGCGACGATTGAGGCGTATCTAAAGCCTAAAGATCAAGAGGAGTTAGATGCCTTCGGTCTTTGGGCTTTTGGTGAAGGTTTTGAAGACATAGACCATTCTCTCAAATTCATGCACGCATGGAATAAGATTCATGGAGAGAAGTTGTTACTTGAACAAGACGGAGTTATACAACACGACATTCCTAAGATGATAGAGCTTTGGAAGATTACTAAACTCGTAAACAGATGCCGTAAAGATGAAGATGGTGACTGGCATACAATGATTGGTTGTAATGAAAAGAATTAGTTATCCAATGTTGCCCATTATCGTTTCCATGTGTGTGTCATTAATTCAGTTCTTTTTAGTCTATGATAGTCTAAGATTATCCACTGCATTATTACTATTACTTCTTGGATTCTTTAGACTACTATGTCTCTGTTTTACTCTAGGAAACGCTAAGGTTGGAAATGACAAGATATAAGCATCTTAATCAAGAGTTAATTCCTTTGGTTGAAGGAGAAACTCCTACAGCTGAGATTCCAAAAGTTAATTGGATAGAGGTTACCTCAGAAGAATATAAACGTATGTTTCCTCGATGGGAACCACCGCCATTACTTACTATTGAGGATGTTGAATGAGTAGTACAGGGTTAGTCTACATTGGTAAGGTAATCGATATACAACCTATTGAAGGCGCTGACTTTATTGCTTCTGCCACTGTCGTTTGTGGTGCTGGAGGAAAGTGGAGAGGTGTAATCCGAAAGATGGACATACATCTAGGCGATTCATGTGTTGTGTTTCTACCAGACAGTCAGCTCAGTCCAGACATTCACTTCTGGATGACGTATATGAAAGACAGTAATTGGCGTGTCAAGATGCGCCGATTTAAGGGAGCTCCTAGTGAAGTTCTGATCACAGAGCATGGAACTACTATTGCATACATGAAAGACGAGCCTTCATTTCCTGTAGGAACTGATGTCACAGAGCGTATGCGTGTAGTAAAGTATCACAAGCCAGTACCTGCACATCTTCAAGGGAAAATGGTGGGAGAATTCCCAGGATTTATTCCAAAAACAGACGAACCGAACTATCAAAATGCCGAAGGTCAGGAGTATTTAGAGAGACTTCAAGGTCAACCATTCTATATCACAGAAAAATGCGATGGTTCTTCTACTACTGCATTCAGATACAAGGGTAAATTTGGTGTTTGCAGTCGAAATTTGGAGTTAGAGAGAGATGAGAATAACGGTTACTGGCAAATGGCTATAAAATACGAGTTAGAGTCCAATCTGCCTGAAGGATTTGCTATTCAATGGGAGACTTGTGGTCCTGGAATCCAGTCTAACCCAATGGGTCTATCCGAAATATCCGCATTTGCCTTTAGTGGATATAATATTGCAGAACATAGATACCTAACAGCTGATGAGTTGGTAAGATTACTTGATGAACTCAACTTCCCATGTGCTACTCACCTAGATACAGGAAATAGTTTTGATGGGAAAGGCGTTGAATTGTTGGGTGAAGGTAAATATCGTAATGGAAAGCAAAGAGAAGGTGTGGTTGTTAGATCTAGAGAGAATCTTTTAGGCGGGAAACCAATAAGTTTTAAAGTTATTAACCTGAACTATGAGAAATAGAATGGGATTTATAATAGATTCAACAGACCAATATATTTTAAATACTGATCAAATATTAAAAGTTTATTGCCAAGAAGATTTTGATGGTTATGGTAAGACATCAAGATGGATTTTATGGGCTGAATGTCCAAAAGGTAGATTTACACTTGATACTAAAGATTCGTATGAAGAAATAAGAGATTCTTTTTGGAGATATTACGAATCGTTAACAAGAAATCACGAGAAATAATATGGATAGAAATAAAATATTTGAACATTGCAAAGAACTACTAACAGCTTCAGTCGGAGTAATACTGTCTGAAAAAACAAAAGATCCTGAATTTAATTTGGCAGTTAATTCAATAAAAACAGCATTGGAATATCTGTCATCAATAAGGAAGCCAGATGAGCGGTGAATGTGAGAAATGTTCCGAACATACACTTGATTGCCAGTGTCATAGCCTACCTGATAGAATGATAGAGGCTGTAATAAGACTTGGAAAAGCACAACAATATTTAGATGGATTGCTAAAAGATGATATGTTTCATACAGGTCCAAGATTGGATGAACGCTCTACAGCTATTAATTGCCTAAATGATAACTTATGGTATCTCATGATAATTCTAAGGGGACAAGATGCAAATAGATGATATGCCTATGAATCTGAATTACTTCTTAAACATTCCAGGCATGACAGAAGAAGTGAAGGTCTGGGCACAAATGTTCTTTGATGATGGAAGTGTAACTCAAGGAAAATACATTCCTAGAAACGTCTATGATAAAGAAGAATATATCAAGGGTGTAGCAATGGAATTCCTTAATGACACACAAAGACAAGAGGGAGTGCTATTCATTTGGGGAGCAGGAAGAGTTTATGCTAAGAAATGTCAACTACTTCTTCTTAGAAGAGGAGCCCTTAAGGGGAGTAAGACTCTTAGGCTTCGTAACCTTTGATTGCTTTGCACCTTCAACAAAAGACACTACTGGACCTTGTTTTTTAGGTGGTTTTGCAGAGATACGAATCGATTTTTCATTGAGAGTTTTTGGCATTATTGCCTCCTTGTATAATATATGTTTAGCTGATAAGGTGAATTTAGGTAAATATTTTTTTAGGAATATGTATGTACGTTGCTCCGAACCTAGGTCCTAAT